ATAATTCACCAGTACCATTTAAGAATGGCACATAAACCAAATCACCTTCTCTTGGACGTGTAAATGTATTTTGTGGAACTCGTTGTTGAAATGACCTACGGGAAACAGATACCGTCACCACATTTTTAATTTCTAGGCCAAACTTAGAAAAGAACTCTTGTTGACCTTGGTAATCCATTACGTCACCAGAAAGGTACATTTCTAATGGAAAAGCTGATTTGAATTTTTTAACTGGATCTTCACCATATAATATATCTCTATCTGCCGGATTTTCTATAGGCAAATAGAATGCATCAAAACCCATGATTTGCATGGATTCAACAATCAGATCCTCTATTACTCTTTGTTCGGCAGTAGAGTTGTAGTTATTAAAATATACACTTGTTGGCATATTAGTTCATCATAAATTCTAATGGAGCACCATACTCGTTTTGCATTTCAGTTTCCAGCTTTTCAATTTCGCCTACCGCTTCTTCATAAATCTTATCACCATTAAGTGTGACACCACCCGGTAATTGTAAGCCAGAAAACTTTTTGAGGTTGTTTCCCCATGTTCGTTTGAATAGTGCCGTAGTATATTCTTTCAACCATCGGTCATTCCATACTCGATTATATTCTGTGGCATCAATACAAGCATAACATTCGGCAACTACAATTGTACCAGCAGGAGCTTCGGATGCTCCCCATGCCCAATCAATAAAGAGTTTTCCCATATGTCGTTGGAAACGAATAGGAACTTCTCCACTAAACATTAATTCCAGTGAACGTAAGTGTTGTTGTGTTAGAGTATAGTTAACGTAAGATGCGGAGGTAAAGTCGTAGAGTTCGTTTAGACGGAGTTGATACCGCAGGTCAAACATATTAATAGTTGCCTGAGAATCTTGGACTGGGAAAATACGAGTAACGCCAACAATGTCCAAAGGAACATTGGCAGAATCTAACACATTGGTTAAATCCAAATATTGATTATTGACATCGGCATCCGTAACCCTTCGGATATAATAGATTTTTTGTAGACCATCAAAGTGGTAGTCTTGCCAATATTGAATGGCATCATCTATTCTATCTTCTAACTGGTCATCATCAATATTGATTTCAATGACAGGGAAACCTAATCTTCTTAAACAGTAATCTTTTAAAGTTGCTCTACTTGTTACGGCCGGCATATTAACCTCCTATGATTAAGGTATTTATGCTTCGATTGGATTACTTACCAGGGTAATGGTGCAGGTTGTGGAACTGGAATTGATGCTTTAGCAATCTGGTCAGTTACTTCTTGTTCCATGGCGGACACACGATCCTCACCTAAAGCATTTTTAGTCCATTGTAAAGCTTGTTCTTCAGTAATATCAGCATAGGGTGTGAAGTTTTCTGCATCTGGTGCCAATAAATTGACAGCATAACTCACTTGTCCTGTATATTCTCCATCGGTACCGCTGATAGAAAAGTTGGACATTACAGCCACTTTCTCTAAGTCGCCTTCATTTTGTACCATTAAACCAGTAACTTTCCATGTGTATGTGATTGCCATTTGAACAACTCCTTTGTTTATACTATATTTATAATTTAAACCATTTAATTAAGACCCAACTCTTTACGAATCTTTGTAGCGGAGATTGAGTGTGTTTCATCATCAAATGTTTCTTGTTCAATTTTGTAACCCACATCACGACCATAAGTAATATTTACAATGTTTGGTACCACCTGAATCTCGTATTGTCCTTGATAAATTGGATCTAAATCACGTTTAATATAAGATTTAACTTGTTCAATGGCAAACGGATTAGAACCTTGCCATCCTTGGCAATCTCGAATCTGAATAACTACTTGACCGGTTTTAGCAATGGATCGGTCAAACAATGCTCGATGACCTTCATGCCATGGTTGCCAACGACCTAACATCTGTACTGTTTCTTTTTGCCAATCAAATGTTGGCCGCCTACGATTTTCAATAATATGATTACCAATAAACTCAGCCCACTTTTCAGCATTCTGTTCGGTCACACGAAAGTCATATACCTCTGGTGGAATAAAGGCTTTGTTAGTATCTTCAAAACGACCTTTGTCAATGGTGTCCATCCAAATAGTCCAATCGGCCTTGAAGTTGTTTCTCATCTCCACCAATGGTGCCACAAAATCACAGATAACATAATCACCACCAGCCTCTAAAGCAAACTGTGCCATTCTTAGCGATTGACGAATACGACCAGTATCAGTAAAATCCCAATCGTTGTATTTTTTACGAACTTCATCAGCATTGAACCAAGTAACTTGAGCATTAAAACCTGTGATAGGTAACATCTCAGCATTACTATTTGTCGTACCGTTTTTTTCAAGATACTTCTTTAATGCTTCCGCCATAAATGTTTTACCTGAACCAGGTAATCCCATAATCAAAATCTTTTTCATTTATATTCCTTTATTGAGGTTTGCATAATAAATTATTTCCAACTACTGTGTAATCATATTCATACTGATTTAAAAATTGTTTGATATCGTCTATAATAGTTTTTCTATTATCACAATGTTCCACAAATATAATAGGCAAGTGTTTTTTAATTGTGTTAGAACCTCCAACTAAAACGTCCAAATCCATGCCTTCCACATCTATCTTTAATAAATGTACTTTAGGTATATTATAGTGTTCTAAAAACCAATCAATTGTGTGTATGTCAACAACAACTTTATTGTTTGTTTTTTCAGTAATAATATCTTCTACTAAACTAAAAGTACCAAAATCATTTTTTCTAAAGTAATTGGGTTCTACGAATTCAATCTTAGTATTTTCTTTACCTAATCCAATGTTGTATGGGTATACATTATATAGATTGTTTATAGAGGCATTCCCACATAACATTTTAAACACTTCTCTTTGGGGTTCAAAACAATATATTTTTCCCTGAGGAAATGCTCTGGCCATCCAAGTGGTGAATGTTCCTATATTGGCACCAATGTCAAATATTACAGGCTCAGAAAATTCTTTAATTGATTCATAACAATTAAATGCTTCTATTGTTGAGGTATTACCATGATCCAGTAACCATTGACCGTGGCCAACTTGGTTATCATTGCAATCAAAACGATTTACAATCATCAACCCGTGGTCACAACTCAATAACACATTACGGTGAACTTTATCACCTACATTAAATATCATAATATTAAAAAATATTTAAATTTTCAAATCTTCCTGGTTTGTGTACTTTAATAAAGATGTTAACCGATTCTGCCACATTTGATAATGTATTAAGTTTATTGTTTAACTCTCCACTACCCAACATACCATTTGCTAATTGTTCTTTCCAATATCCAACAATTTCATACGTTACATCGTATACCTCTAAGTCAACAGAGTGATATATTCCAAACGTACTATCACTAAATTTCTTTTGAATAGATTCGTGATTTACTTTTTGGTCAAACATCTTAAATGTTTTGGCAGATAAAGGCCTAACATGGGTGTAATCGTCCCAAAACAAATCACAACGGTGATGTGGAACATTTATAAACCATTCTGCTTGATCGGCACTTACTCGATACATTTCTTTAATAACATTGGTAAAAACTTTTGGGTCTTGACCTAGATGTTCTAAGATATTATCTGCTGTAATCTTCTCAAAGAAGTTATCTTCATATGGCCATGGAGTTTTTTCAAAGTCTAATACTTCATCAGGATTACATTTAGCTTCCACGTCCACATTCCAATGGTCGTTTAATTTTTTAAACCCACAACCCATGTTTAGTTTTTTATGTTCTGGTGTCATAATATATCCTTTTAAATCCAAGCGTTCCAAAATATTTCACGATTGTATTGTTCGTAAATATCAAGTCCAAGATACTCCACACAGTTAACTGTGGTACGATCCAGTGATGGTTTAACTTTGTGTAAATTAGGTAAACCAATTGCCAAATCATTATAGACTTCTGTTTGAACAATCTTTTCAAAGTCATGTTCGTATTTTGGTAATTCTAAAAATTCATAGATTCGTTTTGTTTGACTTTTTGGACTATTGCAAAAACGGTTGTAATCAATAAAAAGAAAACGATCCAAGTAACCCATAGTAATTGCATCTTTAATATTTCTATGTGATAAACCCATTGGGCCTTCAGGACCAGCATAGTAATAAGCTCTAGAAGCAATATTAGACCCTTCTCTTAAAGAAGAATCTGCTTTAGTAAAAAACAAAGGATTATCTTTTCTAAGTTTTTCAAAAGAAGTTAAGATTTCGGCTGGGTTTCTAACACAAACCACAATTTTAACTTTGCGTTTCAATACTGCTTCTACTTGAGGCAGTAATGGAATCCATCCACGGTCTTTATCAATAACAAAAGGCTTATCAATATGAGAATAATATCCTTGTAGAACTGATTTTAAAACTCCAACTTTAGCCTCTGTATTATTATATTCTTGATTTGTTTCCATACTGAACCAAGAAGCATTAATGCTACCAAATATAGAAGATAAAGAACTTACAGATTCTCCGTGAACTTTTGGATTTTGTTTGAGTATATTTGTTATGAGAGTGGAACCCGATCTTGGGAGACCTGCCACAAAATGTAGAGTTTTTTCCATGATTACCTTTTCAGTTTAAAATTATAAAGTCAACGTTTATTATATATTTATGCGTCTATTTCCTCAGTTTTTTTAGGAAACAATTCTGCCAGTTCTTTGCCAACTTTTTCAAATGTGTCTGTCCAATCTCCAAACTTTGTTTGTCTAAAAACTTTAGTGGTGTTTTGATACCAAGGACTGTGGTCTCCACCATAAGCCCAAACATGATATGGTAATATTGGCACAATCACCCAAGTGGGTTTTCCCATTGCAGAAGCTAAGTGAGCAATACTAGTACATGATGTAATAACTAAATCTAAATTAGCAATACATGCAGCCGTATCTTCCCAAGAAATTATTAAATGTTGAAGGTCATTTATACTTTCAGGTAATTCTTTTACATCTGTATCTCTTTGTAAACTATAAAATTGTATATGAGAAAAATCTTTGTGTATATCAATTAATTTTTGAGCGGGAAAAATACGAAACTGTTGATGCTCAAAAAGAGGACTACCACTCCAACGAATACCCACTTTTATTTTTTTTGTGTTTAACATTGTTTTCCAAAGATCCACACTTTCATTTTTGGCAAAAATGTAAGGATCATTTGGTAAATTATCAAATTCATGTCCAAATAACCAGCTAGCACTAAATCCTGGAATCCAAAAATCATGATATGTTCTAGACACTTCATCTAAAGTGATACATTCTTTAACACCAGGAATTCGTAGAAATAGTGGGTGTAAAGATTTGTCACAACACATGATACAAGTACCGCCCTGTTTCCAAATTTCTGTGGCAAATCTTGCATAAATTATTTGGTCACCAAAACCACATTCCATATTCAAAATAACGGTCTTACCTTTTAGATCGCTTTGATCCCAAATTGGCTTAGTGGTATTAATTTTGCCACTACCATAAACTTTAAGTGCTCGGCCGTGCTCAAGGCATTTAAATCCTTCTTGTAAGTTTCCTTGATTAATAAGAAACCATCCACGATTAAATTTGGCTTTTGGATCTGTAGGATCTAAAGCTTCTAGTTCTTCTGCTAGTTTCCAAGCTTCATCAAATCTTCCTCGTATCATTAAATTTAGCTGCTGGTCAATCAAATGCATTCTCAACTCCTATATTATAATTAATATTTATCACACATTTTAAATTTATTTAAGTAAAGCAACTGTATGAAAGCCGCCAGTCGTTACGTCAGTCCAAGAGCTAGATCCAATTTGTACTGGACTGGATCTATTGGTAGTTGTACCATCTCCTAGTTGGCCCGAACTATTATATCCCCATGTAAACAAGGCACCACCAGAACGTATAGCAGCTGTAAACTGACCAGTAGCAGTTCTTACAACCGTCCAGGAACTGGATCCTATCTGTACTGGACTGGATCTATTGGTAGTAGTACCATCTCCTAGTTGGCCAAAACTATTACCACCCCATGTAAATAATGTACCACCAGAACGAATAGCGATTGTATAGTCTTGTCCAGCGCCTACAGCAGTCCATGAGCTAGACCCTATTTGTACTGGACTGGACCTATTGGTAGACCCACCATCCCCCAAGCGTCCAGCATTGCTAAATCCCCACGTAAACAATCTACCATCAGAACGAATGGCTGCACAATGCGCCAGGCCAACCGATACAGCAGTCCATGAGCTAGATCCTATTTGTACTGGACTGGATTTAGTAACAGTTGAACCATCTCCTAATTGGCCTAGACCACCATTTCCCCACGTAAACAATATACCATCAAATCGAATAGCAGCTGCGTTACTTTGGCCAAAACCCACAGCAGTCCATGAGCTAGATCCTATTTGTACTGGACTGGATCTATTGGTAGTAGTACCATCTCCTATTTGGCCAGAATAATTCTGTCCCCATGTAAACAATATACCATCAGAACGAATAGCCGCTGAGTTATAAAATCCAGCCGCTACAGCAGTCCAAGAGCTAGATCCTATTTGTACTGGACTGGATTTAGTAACAGTTGAACCATCTCCTAATCGCCCACTACCATTACTTCCCCATGCGAATAATAAATTATCTGAACGAATAGCAACTGTGTGAAGTCTACCAGCAGATACAGCAGTCCATGAACTGGATGATATTTCGGTTGGTGAACTTACGCTATTTATTCCTATTGTTATCGGACTGCTTTTACTAGTGGTTGTATCATCTCCTAAATTACCATAGTTATTATTCCCCCACATAAACAAAGTACCAGTACCCTCAGAACGAATGGCTCCTGTAAAAGCCTGGACTACCCCAGGCTGGCCACCAGCAGAAACGGCTGTCCAAGAGCTGGATCCGATTTGTACTGGACTGGATTTAGAGACAAGTGTACTATCTCCCAACTGACCAACACCATTATATCCCCATGTAAATAATAACCCATCAGAACGAATAGCAGCCGTATGAGAAGTGCTAGCGGACACAGCAGTCCATGAACTGGAACCTATTTGTACTGGACTGGATCTATTAGTAGTTGTACCATCTCCCAATTGGCCACTAGTATTACGTCCCCATGTAAACAAAGTTCCACCAGAACGTATGGCTAGTGTATGATTTTGACCTGCAGCTATAGCAGTCCATGAGCTAGATCCTATTTGTACTGGACTGGATCTATTAGTAGTTGTACCATCTCCCAATGCGCCGTATCCATTAAGTCCCCATGTAAACAAAGTTCCACCAGAACGTATGGCTGTCGTATGAAAGGCACCATTGCGTACAGCAGTCCATGAGCTAGATCCTATTTGTACAGGACTGGATCTGGTGGTATTTGTACCATCACCTAATTGGCCAGAATAATTGAATCCCCATGTAAATAACAAACCATCAGAACGAATAGCGGCGGTAAAAGCGGCACCAGCAGCCACAGCAGTCCATGAGCTAGACCCTATTTGTACTGGACTTGATTTACTAAATCCGGTACCATCTCCTAGTTGGCCCGAACTATTATAACCCCACGTAAATAATGTACCACCAGAACGTATAGCAGCCGTATGAGTACCTCCGGCAGCCACAGCAGTCCATGAGCTAGACCCTATTTGTACTGGACTGGATTTTTGAGTAGTTGTACCATCTCCTAATTGACCATTGAGAGCTCTTCCCCATGTAAACAATAAGCCGTCAGAACGAATAGCCGCCGTATGCCGAAATCCAGTACTTATTGCACTCCAACTAAGAAAAGTATTTTTTCCTAATTGCCCACTACTATTGTTTCCCCACGCATATAAAAAATTACTAGGGACAGAAGTACCAGCTTTAGCTAATAGTTGTTCAATTAATAACATTTAATTTTCTAATGATGGCCAATTGACTTGTTCAATATTAACAATTTCATTTTCTGAATAATCTTCAACAATATCTCTTAGAGCCTGCCGATATACAATCCATTTATTTTTTGTAGTTTCATCAAAAAAATTCTGTACATCTTGTAACTGAGTCCAATCACAATTGGCCAGCAACTCATTTCTTTTATTTCTCAATTGCTCTATGAATCTATATTTTAAAGTAGAAAATTCTTCAACGGGTTCTGGTTGTTTTTCGGATAATATAATACTTTCTAAAACATCATTCTCCCTAATTTCATAATCATAACCACTTACATAGTGAGTTAAATCATTCCATGTTTCACTTTGTTTAGTTACAGGATACCAACCTGCAGATTTTAAAAAAGGCAAATCATCAGCAGCCAAATTTAGTCCGCTAATATTTTTCCAAGTTTTAGGTAGTAAATCATACTGACCTGTAATTTCATTATTTTCTATGTGTACCCAATTTGCCATTTTAATATCCGTTATTTACTATCTAACATTGAAACAACTCCACGCCATATTGTCCCACCATCATCTGTAATAAATGTTAACACATCAACACCAGATGCTGTAAGTGTTGGAGCTGTGCCTCCAGGCCATTTTACAGCAGCAGGCCAAGTTAATGCAGCAGAACCTCCATTGGTTAATTCCAACACAAAACCAATGGATGCAGGAGATGCAATAGGATTAGAAAAAGTCCATGTAGTGGTTCCGGTTACATTTGCCGATACAAAATTACCTAGAATTAAATTTATATCTCTAGTACCAGAACCAGCACCTAATTGATTATGAGTTGTACCATAATAAGTGAGAGTTCTATTACTGTTTATAAATGTTGGACTTGAAGATGTTAAAGATAAACTTGTTACGTTTACTGAACCAGATCCTTTTGTTATTAAATTAATACTTACGTTAGCATCAGTACCAATTGCAGTTATTGTTGGAGCATTACCTGTTGTATTACCTGTTACTGACAAATAATTTACTGCTGAACCTGTATGAGTAATTTCAAATTGTGTATTACCAGAATAAGATCCTACACCCGTGCCGCCAAAAGTTCCAAATCTCATTGAACTGGAATCAGGGGTTTGAATAGTAGCTGTAGTATCACCAGGTAATGTTAATTTTGAACCCCATGCACCAGGTATAGTTGGTGAAAATATAAACGGACTTGCTATGGTTCCAAAAGGTGAACTACCAGACGCCATAGTAACTACTGGAACTCCTTGAGAAATAAAATTAATTGAACCTGCACCTTTTGACACAAGATTCATACTTACATCAGAACCAGAACCTTGTGCAGATAAAGATATAGGATTACTTGTGGTGTTACCTGTGACTTGTAAATAATTTACAGCACTAGTTGTTGTAGTAACAGCAGCCAAAGAATTATTTAAGAAAGTATTACCAGCAACACCAAGGCCTCCGGTAACAACTAAAGCGCCTGTAGTGTTACTTGTTGATGCTGTGGTATTAGCAATTATAACTGTGGCCACACTATTAGTTGTAATTACTGGACCTATATTTGCAACTGCATTATTGGCTGTGTTATAAGCAGATGACATTTTGCCATCAGTAGCCGCTATGTTGGTGTTTTGTGTAGTATCAACGCCTTGAATAATGGTGATAGCCGTATTACTGAAATCTATCCTTACGTTTTGGCTATTGTCCACACCTTGAGCAATAGTTAATGCTGTATTACTATAATCTATTCTAACATTCTGACTTGCATTGGTACTTTCAATGATGGCCATACGAGCATTTTGGCTTACATCTGTACCTTCGATGATGGTCATACGAGAATTCTGCGTGGTGTCAACACCTTGAATTATGGTAATGGCTGTATTGCTATAATCCAATCTCACGTTTTGGCTTAAATCTACACCTTCACTTACGGTTAATCTGGTATTCTGTGTAGCATCAACACCAATTGTTACGTTTGCTTGAGCATAGGCTGCTTGAGAATAAGCACTCAATTCTATTCCACCAACTACTGCTGTTGTAGCAATTAAATTACCTTTTACAAAACTAGCATTTAAATTGGCCGTTCTAAATGATGGATCTGTAAGAACAATGTTATTGTTGGCACCTAATTCAGGAGTGTATCCTTGAAACAAATAATATTCTTTTGTACCAGAATCACGAATGAGTCCTGTATGAGCATTTGAGCCATCATTGTAGTGTGCAGCAAAGCCAATATCACGTAAATCACTAGTGTAATTGCCAACACCCAGTTGAATTAATGGATCAGAAACAGCAAATGATTGTACGTTTTCGACACTAACATTGCCTATAACTGTTAAATTACCAGAAATAATTACGTTGTTAGCAAATGTGACCATACCAGTTGCGGCATTGGCTAACATAATATTGGTTACTGTTGTTGAACCTAATCTAAAATTACGATTTGTTGTTTCAAAATTATTAACATTACCATATGCACCTATTTGTAAATATTGCCCTGCGTCTGATGGGGTTCCAAGTTGAAGCCTTGGTCCTGTTGCACTAAAACCATCAATTCTTGCCACATAACTTGTATTATCAGTAGATGTAATATAAGAATTTGAAACCACATTACCTGATACACCAAGGCCACCACCAACAATCAAAGAACCTGTAGTGTTACTTGTAGACGCTGCGGTATTTTGTAATCTAACTGGAGCAACAGTATTAAAAATTACTGTGTTGTTACCAGTATCATTAGTAATAACACCTCTTGCAACGAAAGATGATGTAGGTTCAATATAAAACGGTCCAGTCCTTATAGCCAAAAAGTTGCCAGTAAAATACAATCCAGTGTATACTGGCGACCTTGTAAAATAATTATCTGACCAGCCTAAACGATAACTATCTTGGAGAGTCGTAGTAAGAGAATAATTATTAGCAGCAGACATAAACAAATTACCGGTAATACCCATACCACCAGTAACTACAAGAGCACCACTTGTATTGCTTGTTGAATTTGCTGTACTTGTAACGTTGGCTGAACCAGCACCTTTTGGTGTAATGTTGATACCTACATTGGTATCAGAGCCTTGTCCAGAAATTACTGGACCACCACCTGTAGTGTTACCGGTTGCTTGTATATAATTTACTGCTGATGCTGTATGCGTTATTGTAAATTGAGTTCCTTGTCTTGGAGAAGCACCAGTAACAAAAAAGTATGGAGCTGATGTGGTATAAAAATCTAAAGCTTCAGCAACACCTATTCTTGCACCAATAACTCCAGCTTGACCACCTTGTATTGTGAGTGGCCTATTTTCTGTACCTAAAGAAAGAATATTAATTGTATTAGATACGTTTACATTACCTGATACACCAAGGCCACCATGTACAACCAATGAACCTGTAGTATTTGATATTGATGTATTTGCACCTAAAACAAAAGTATTACCCATTACAAATAAATTATTATTTGCTTTAACTATATTACCAGATGATGTGTTTGCATATGCCGAAGGAGTAATTCCTGGTTCTAACTGAGCACCCCAAAAATAGCCAAACTCACCTGCAACTCCTGAGGCTCTTAAATATAATCTGGGAATAAAAGTTTGTTGATTTAATGAATTGAGTGTAAGTGAAATCCTATACCAGCCTCCACCAACATTCACAAAAGTTGAATTAACAAGATTTGTTCCAGAAAATGCAGCCGTGCCTGTGCTAAAATTTACGTTTCCGGTAGCATCATTTAATCCTCCGCCGGCCGCATAAAGATTGATTTGGCCAAAAGGACAAGATCCTTGCTTCATGTATGCAGAAAAAGTGTAAGGCGTATTTCGATTTAAGGTGTTAAAAATAGTTTGGTCCATATAACCGGTATCACCACCACCGGTTGTATTAATTAATTGTGACGCAGTATTTGTTCCGTCTGGCGCAAAAGTGTTTGCAGATGGACCAAATCGAACAGTTGATGTATTTTTAGCCCAAGCAGCATTCTCAAAATTTTGTGAAAATCTTATAAGATTGGAATTGCCTTGAACGTATATTTGTTCAGTAGTTGATTGGCCACCGATTGTTGTATTGCCTGAAATGTAGGCACCACCCCAAACCTGTAAAGATCCGGTATTTGCAAGACCTACGTTTGCATTATTTGGAGTAATCTGACCAACGACCAACATTCCGTCAACGTTAGCGGATCCATATATTCGAGTACCTGAGTTTAATCTAGCCATGTTCTTATTTATTCGTTATATTTTGTTAGATACCATATCTTCTACGAATGGCAGAATAGTTCTGAGATACTTCTGATGCCACCAAAGGTCTGTTATAATACATGAAGTTACCAATGTTACCGTTTATACTTGCAGTACCTTGGCCATTTGTAAATGCTGAAGGTCCCGATGTCCAAGCCGGTTGTTGTGGCATTGTGTAAACAGCATCTCTTTGTGATGCCACCAATACACCATTCACATAAAAGCTAGCAAATTTACGGGTGTCATCAAATGTTATAACAGTTTGATACCATGTATTAATCGATATCGTTGAAGAAGTTAATGATATGGTTCCTCCATTGAATACACTATAAAAACCTACGGTGCCTGTAGTCGCTGCAGCTGAACCACCAGCAGGATTATAACCCATTCGATGGCCATGTTGTAAATAGTTGCCACGACCAGAAATCATGTTATTATTAAAATCACCAGCGTTAAAGGAACGAACTCTTGACCAAATTTCTATACTGAATGATGGAGTGTTAATTGTTGCATTAGCTATGCCCTGAATACTTGTACCAAAATTATTTCCTAAGGCTAAAAAAGATTGTGAACTGTAATCCCAAACAATTGGACTATTTGCTGTTCCAAAATTATATATTGTCATATCATTTCTATTTGGTGTAGTATCAAACCATGTCGTACCACTACCTGGATAACTTTCTAATTTTGCTGCATCCAAATTGATTACTAAACTGCTATCTATTACTTGGTCTAGTACACCATTTTTCTCATCAAATTGTGAACTGACCAATGAAACACCATTGGCTGTATCACGCTTAACAAAATTGGTTGCTATTGTACCTGTATTGGTTGTCTGTACATAATCTGTTGGTACAGTACCTTCTTCAATTTGATAACCCCAAAAATACGCAAAGGTGTCTGATGTGGCATATCTTATAAATTGATGTCCTTGATTATTGTTTGCCACTCGATTTGTTGAAGTCATCCAACAACGATACCATCCATTACCAACAGGAACGATTCCATAGGAATCTGCAGTGCCGCCACTTCCATCGGAAATTGTTGTACTAGTTGGTGTTAAAAAAAATTGTACTCCAACATTAACACTGGATCTCCCTGCATATGCAAACCCATATAACAAAATATAAAAAGACATACTTGGTGAACCTGGTTTTGCATATACACTAAATGTATATGGTACTCCTGATTTGTATCTTGGATTATTAAATGGTGTACTGAGTTGACCTGATTGACGAGCTTGCTGCCATTTAACTGCTGTATTTGTTCCGTCTGGTGCAGCCGTTTCATCTGTCACATTAATAACCGGAGGATCAAAATCCCATCCTTTGGACCATAAAGCTAGGTTTGCTGGATAGGCTAAGTTTTTTGCTGGAACATTTTTGTTGTAACTCATCTCATCAATATAGGAACGTGCATAATAATTGCCTATATTTGTTGTTTTAAATATGACGTTTGAAACAGGAAATCCAGAAGAATTTGTGAGAACAGGATCGGTAGCTACTGCGCCTATTTCTACTTGTGGATTCCACAAATAAACACCAGAAAATCCATCTCCAACTTTTGTTCCAGTACCATTTGCCTCACCTAAAGATAAATTAAAACCTACAGTTAGTGCCCATCTTGGTGTGGCACTTACTGATACACGATACCATCCATTACCAACATTGATTATTGGATTTGTTTGATTTCCACCAGTTTTTGTTCCATCAATAATATTAATTAAATCAGCTGCACCATAATATGCGCCTTCTTCAAGATAACCGGGAGGAGTGCTATCAAACCACAACATAATATTTGAAAAACCAGCTTCTTTAACATATACACTAAAAGTATATTTTACGTTTGCTTGTAAAGTAATACCTTGATAAATTGATTTTCGAATAGTGACGCCGGCATTACCAATTATTTTACTAGCAAAAGTCTTTTCGTCCGGCCCCAAAATAAAGTTATCAATAGCAGTACTATTTTGCGGAACCCAAAAACCTGTGTTGTATGCTTGTGAAGAACGAATTAGATTTTTGCCAAATGCAACAGAAGGATTATAACTTATTTCATCTATTGTATTTGCTGTGTAGAAAGTACCGTTTGATGTGATTCGAGTAACATTAGGCATCGTTTATCCAAAAGTAACATCAATACTACCCAAAGGATTGTAGACTTGAAAAGCAACCGAGGTGGCATTGGCTACACCAGCAGAAAAACCTAATCGACTACCAACATACAAAGATTCTGAAACACCAACACCGCCACCCACAACTAAAGTTCCTGTGTTGGTCGAATTGGATGTTGCATATGTGGTTAAATTAATTCTACCAACAGAAATGGTTGTGTTCGCTAATGCGGGACCGTTTAACAATACTTCTGAGTTGATGACTTGTGTGCCACCAATAGGTAAAGTTTTGAAAAGCCGATTTGATGTTGGGTCAAACACCTCATCTCCAAGCCTTTGGCCGTTGATTGAGGTGTTTGCCGATACTACACTTCGAATATAATCCCGAGAGGACATTTTACCTCCCTTAAGCTTGCGCCTCTGTCCAACTAATACGAGCATTGATTGAATTTGTTGTAACAGCAGTAACGTTGGTAGCACAAATTGTAATCATATCTGGTCCATCTGGAAAGACGTTCTGGAAGGTAGTAGGTACGTTAAGTGAATTACCGCCACCTAAAATTGAATTACCTAAATCACGAACCAATGTAAGTTCTTCAGAAGTTACACCTGGAGTTGTTGTAAAGAAACCATAGATATCTTCACCACCAAGAATTGTTTGTCCTGCTGTATGAAATGCCACTTGTGATAAACTTGAACCGCCAGCATTAATAAATGTTCCGCCACTTACTCGACCATTCAATCGTAATGTAATTAGAAAAGACATACCTGCGCCGGTGCTAAACGCATCAACTTGACGTAATATCATTTGCATACGATTAATAATTTCTCGTTGACCTAACAAACCCGACAAACCACTATCTACTGAGGGAGAAGGACGAATTGTGAGTAACGGTACTGTCGCACCAGCACCAATATTATTAATTGTTGTTCTCATACCAGCAACGAACACAAAAGATTTATCGTCATCAAAACGACCATCCATAATTACAGAAGAACCCCAATGGCTAATTGTTGATGCTTGAGCAGGTGAGAAAGATTCAACTAATATTGGCGCAGTTGCCGAGAATGTAAATGTGGTTGCTGTGCTGGTACCTAATGCAATACCACCAGTATTGGCAGAATTGCGTTGCAATCCAGTAAATGTTGTTGCTGTTTTACCCGTATAGTAGATGTATTCAATTGCACCACCAGCCGAAGCAGCTGCAGATACCACTAACGTACCAACTGGTGGGAATAATGTTGTATCATTAACCGTCATTGAAGTTGCACCAGCAGCCAATGTTGATGCTAAGAAAGTTCTTGATGCAATTGTGTTTGTTTCATATCGAGCAGGAATGTTACCTGATCGCATGTAAGCTTCAGTATTGTTGTTGTTGTTTACTATTCGATGGCAGTAGAACACTTCACCACGAGTATTTTTGAAACCAAAACGAATTGCTCCAGCACCATACCAAGTAAAGTCAATATAGAACATTTGCATCTTAGTCAAATCTAAATTGTATAAACTTGCTCCTGTGCCATCACATCGGTCAATATTCCATTGTGATTGTGGGAATCGTAAATCTACCGTTTTACTAACTACACATGGGCTAGTTGACATACCACGATATTCAGGGTAAACACACATTACTGTATTTGAAAGGATTGATTGTACAAGATAACTCATTCCTCGAATAACAACATAATCTCCTGGTTTTAATTCTTGTGCATATTTGGTGTTAGTACCAGTTATAAGATTGCCTCCGACATTCGCTGAAGAATAACCAGAAAGTTGAGCCGTGCTTGAACGGCGAACAGCATATATGGTTTGACCATCATATTCAAAGAAGAAACCGTTTTGATTATCAAACATACCAACACGATTAGAAGAACCGTACCAAGCGTATGGTGAAACTATTAATGGAAAACCTGTTGCTGTTACCGCTGCCGGTACTGAGTTTGCTGTATATGTTAATGCTAAAGCGGTATTAGAACCAGTAACAGTAAACAACCCGTTGTAACCGGATTGTTCAGCACCAGATATCAAAATTTGTGAGTTGGCGGCTATACCATGTGGATATTTTGTTGTAATCGTGCATGTTGTACCTGAACTTGAAATGTTATCGACATACAATGGAGGTTTAATAATAGAACCTGTAGAGAATTGAATGCCTTTACCTGATTGATAACGGAACTGTCTACGAGTTTGACGAATTACTTGATATCCGTGGAATGGAGATACGTTACTAAATTGTACACCGCCATCAAATGGTCGATGTTCAACATAACCCAATGACCTTGGGAAAATAGAATTGTTTGCCTGTGCAGTGATTGATCCTGTTGCAGCACAAGGGAAAGTAAAGATATGTGTGTTTGGTGTATTTGCAACAACAAAGCTACTGTTTAATAGTCCTGTATTGCCGGTACAGTTTGTAACATACAGACCACTACCAACTCGTAAGCCATGTGGATTGGTTGTAGTAACTGTTGCGACTGTGCCATTCAAAACAATGGCATTGGTGGGGGCTGGAATTGCAGCGCCTGTAAAGAAATTACCAATCGACACATATGTTTTTGTTGCATCAAACAATGCTGTAGTTGTTGGAGTGCCAGTTGTTGTAAATGTAAAACTTGTATTAGGCGAAACACCTTCAACGATCCACCAACCATCTACGTTTGCTTGGTCTAACGTACCTTGAATAAAAATAGGAGTGTTTGCAACAATACCAAGGGTATTATTAATTGCAACAGTTATGGTTTTACCAGATGATGTTACGTTGGTAACTTGATATACACCAGACGAATTAAAGAAAGCAGAGTTTGACGATATGTTTGAAATACTTTGTGTAGGATCATAGAAAGCTGAAGGACGATTGTTTAAAAGATTAATAGATTCCCATTTGGTTGATTGCACACCATATTCAAAGTCAGTATCAATAAGAGATTGTGGTGTAGACACACGAAGTTTGTCCACAGGATCACGCATGACTTCAGAAGGAATAATTTCTTGATAAGATTCTTCTGTGAGAATAGATAACTTATCTGTCGAGTTCATTGAACCAGTAGCAAATGCTAACACAACTGTGGTAGTTTCTAAACCAGTCGAAGTATTGGTTGAGTTGGTATAACTAGTTGCTTGAAGTGCTGGATCGGAGAAATTATAGATGACTGTGCCAGCAGTTGTATTGGTAATCAATAACAACTGTTCTCTACGAATATTCTTACCAGTTACCGTAACCGTTCTTGTAGACGGAGTAAATGTGTAGTTTTCAATTATAACGTGCTTTGCCATTTAATTAATCTCCTAGTGCTATCGTAGCGGCTGAATATGGGTACTTCTTAGTTTGTGGAATTGATGAATTATTTATGAGTGTTAGAATCGCTTGGTCACCAGGTGCCGGTGGGTTATAAATGGTAAGCCGAGAAGTGGTATTACTACTCACCACTCTATAACCTTTGAAGGAATCGTATGGAGTTAACCAGGGAAATCTTAGTTCTCGGACATACGGTGACAGACGAGCACCATTGACAACGACCTCCAAGTTCTTGGAGTCCATAATACTGGTCACATTTGACTGGTCGACCCTTAATTGAAACACACACTTAGCATTATCAAATTCATTGGTAATATCATTTAGTACGGATGGTATGGCTGTGGTAACAATATTGTTAGCAAATACGGTACCACCAACGAACAATGTGGAATCCACATTCGCTGTACCGTATATTCTTGTTCCGCTTATAAGTTTTGCCATGGTATCCTATTTATCTATATCTATACGCCATATCTTGTACGTTGAGCATTAACATTAGTCAATATTTCTGAAGGAGTTAATGAACGATTATATACTTGAACCGTACCAATTTTACATAATAATGAACTTCCACCATTAGCATCAGAACCTATACCTATGCCAGCAGTATTTGCTTTAAATGTTGAAGTTGCTGATGAACCATATACATTTCCATTTACATAAAGAGAAGTGAAAGAATTGTTACTTGTCATCGTTATATTGTACCAAGTATTAATTGCCAAAACTGGACCACTAACAGTTGCTCTCGCATCATATGAGAAAATGGATCCTCTGTTAGCATTAATCCCTCCACCTTGTTCTATGTACCAACTTTGTGTCGGAAAACTATCTCTGGAAATTATTCGACTAAAACTTCCATCAATAAATTGAGTGGGATTAACCCAAACGGAAGCGGTAACTGCTGTAGATATTGTATTTAAACTGGCTGATGTAGGTATAGAAAGATAACCACCATTTAAATTGAATGCTGAATTATAGGTGTCAAAAGTTACACTACCATTTAGTGTGGCGTGATTTTTATTTCCACTAATATCAAAACAAGTTGTGCCAGTACCAGAGTAACTAGCATCATATGAAGGATCTAAATTAACAATTAAAGAACTATCTTCAATAGGTAGAGTTTTTGAAACTTCATCATATATTCCACGAACATATGTATTACCTGTGTTCACAGTTCTTTGATTAAATGTGTTGGCTATGATTGCATTGATGCCGGTACGAACATAAATTGATGGACTTGCCGATTGTTCATATTGAGCACCCCAAATATAAATTGCTGGAACACCAGTTCCCAAATATACACTAGATGCTCCGACTACTGGAGCTATTGTAAAATTATTTTGATTGTTTACTGATCCTTTTGTTGCTGTTAGAGTACATCTAAACCACCCATTTCCAACAGGTGTAATTGTGCCAGACACATTAGTATAATCACTATTATTTCCACTAACAAGAGTAATTGTACCTGCAATTAAATCATAATGAACTTGGCAAGAAAAATTTAAAAAATTACTTAATGAAATATAACACCGTGTTCTAAAACCAGCTTTTGCATAATAAGAACCTGTCATTGTTTCATCTCGACCAGTTCTTGATTGAAATATTAGGTGTTCTCCAGTAGTGGTATTTTCATTTAAAGAAAAACCGGTCGTGGTTCCATCTGGCGCAACAACCACATCTGCTGTTACGGTTGCTAGGCTGGGTGACCAAGGAGATAAATTAAATTGTTGTGAGTTTGATAATGTATTTACTCTTACATTTGATGTAGGATTATAAGTGACTTCATCAAATTCACCAGAAATTGTTTGAATAACATTTTGTGTTGTATTGTTGGATCTTGTTGCAGTCACCACAGGATTAACTGTTGAACCTAATCGATATCGTGCTGAAGCAATATTATAATTTTG